CCTCGCCCAGCGTCTGCTCGTCAGGAATGACCTGACGCACCGACATGATGTTCTCTCCCACGCCAATCTCGTATGGTCCAGACTCGGCATAGACAGAGCCACCGTCATAGCCAAAGCCAACCTCGTGCTCGTAGATGTAGCCTGATGGGTCAACCATGATGGGGTTGAGATACACACCACGGTCAACACCAGCAGTACGCGCCAAAGTGCCAATATTCCAGTGGCTTTCGCGGTAGTTGTAGATCACATATGAATCGATTTCATTGCTTGCGCTTGATGGGTAGAACCACCAGACCTCGCCATATTTGCTGTTGTGGACAGCGTAGACCTTTGACGCTTGGTTGTAGTTCATGTTGCTGAACACATAGTCAGAGACATCGCAAGCCATTGGCTTGACATATCCGTCAAATGTCCAGAATCCTGATCGAGACATCCACATGGCGGCAGAGTCGATGGCCGCCACAGACTGAGATGAAATCACGCCACAGCCTGAACCGGCACGCTCAAAGCTGTACACATAGGGTAGGCCGACATAAGTCGCGGTGTGGACATCGACATCAGTGAACAGCAGATTGATGCCTCTGACGCGCTTTCCACACTTCAGAGCGCCAACAGTGTTCAGTTCAAAGTCACCGGCCTGATTGGTGGCTGCCGCCGTCCATGTTGTGTTGTCCTCTTGATCTGACCACTTGACCAGACGCGGATTGCTGGACGCACCCAAAGCAAACAGGAATCGCTCGGCAGTGGACAGCAAGGCAGCGCAGCCGGTTGGCGCGTTGGTGATGGCAACCGCCAAGGTTGGCGTTGTGAATCCCAACTGCCACTCATAGAGCTTGCCATCGGTGTCGGCGCACGCCACCAGATACTCGCCCCAAGTGTCCAAACTCCATGTGGTGGCTGGCGCAATAGCACCGGCATCAGGACGCGCTACACCATAGGCGAATGAGCCATAAGTGTTGTACCCATAGCCTGTGCCGCTGACGGCATCAGCACGGCCAGACGCAATACCTGTTGGCGTGATCTCTTTGATGACATTGTTTTCGTCCATGGCGTAGAGCTTGGACTGCGTGCCAGCGGCAATGTAACGCGCACCGGAATTGGTACGCCAAGTCAAGATGCCACGGCACAAACCGGTCAGCGCGGTGGCTGACTTCTTACGCCAGCCGCCAATGGGACGCAGTGTGTTTTCGTACCATCTGACCAGATTTGCGTCATACCAGCGTCCGGCAGACTGATACTCTGTGCCGTTGCGGTACACGCCAGCAGGGATTTTGAGTGGAATGAGTGCCATGGCTGAATTATGCTGTTTCTACTGACAGATTGGACACGAATGACAAGGTGGCAATGACTGATGGCACTGCCGGTCTAGTGGGTGTGCTGCTGGCTGCAAAATGCTCAATGCTGACACCAACATTCGTTGTTTGCCACATGATCTCTACATAGTCATTGGCCGCCAAATTAACAAAGAAGTTCAGCGCAGCAATTAAGTGAGATGGGTCGCCAGCACTTTTTCTTGCTGGAGGATGAAATCTGCTGTTTGAATTGTCAATGTTTGTGCCGTTTTTGCGAAACCAGACATCCACATCTTGGCCGTCATTGGTGGTGTTCTTAAATTGAATGCTGAATTGCAAGTTGTAGATTCCAGCCTGCGCCACATTCAGCCTTGACGAATTCGATAAGGTAACGCCATTGCTGAAGTCGGTGGTGTCAAATGTGATGGCATACGCCGTTGTCGTATTGGCCGCCACTTGATCTGTGCCATCCTGAAACGCGCCATAGGGACTGTTGATCCACTTGCCACCACGCCTGCCGAACAACGCTGAGAACAGTGCTGTGAGCTTGCTGAAGTAGGTATTCAGGCCGCCAAAGGATTGCGTGAAGAAACCCTGATCGTAGGCAACATCAGCCGAGCCAAGGTTTGGCGCTGTTGGTGGTGTTATCTGCTGATCAAGGTTTAGTGCCATGTTTTAAGCCACCAAACCGTTCAAGTAGGTAGTCTTACCGGCCACCTTGGTGGCGGTCAACTCTTGCTTTTTCAGGTTGTTCGGGTCATAGCTGACATGAACCCATCCGCTGTCGGGGATGCCGGAAGTGTAAAACTCCAGAATCAATTGCGTGTACTCAAGGTTGTCCATGATCCACTGTGCGAGGTCGGCGTTGGCAACGCCAGGTATCTCAATATCTGCCGCCATACCCTTGCAATGGTCTGAGGACTTCGAGCCATTCACAGCCGCATTAGATTCAGGACTACGATAGGCAGAGTTCACCTTCACGCCTTTGCCGTAATGGTCACGCACCGGCTGCAACACCTTCTCGCACAGCAGACGCAGATTCTCGGTGGCCTCTGCATCAGGCGTATTGTCAAAGCCCATGCGTAGGGCTGTTTCTGACTTACACATCTCATGCAGAGAAAAATTGGCTGATAAGTTCATTTGGTGTTCCTCAAGGTTTCGTAGGTTTCGATGCAGGCGTTGAGCTTTCTGATGGCGGCATCTCCATCGGCTGCGATCTGGAGAAGATCGGAAGCGACATCAACCGATCCACTAGATTCGGCTCTTGCTTCTCCGCTGTCACTTCCGCTGGCAGCGGTGGCGGTTTCGGACACTGGAACGGCGCAGTTGGGCGCTTTTGCAGGAAGCCGCAGCTTGAGACTGCCATTACTAAGATCAGCACGCAACTGATTTTCTTTAGCCTTTGCAACATTGTTCGCCTTTCGTAATGTGTCACCGTATGTCTGCGCTACCCTTGCCATCGCCTGCTCAGTCTCACGCGCCTTGGCGTTTAACTCGGCAATCTCGACTTGCTGGCGCTGAGACTCATCATTCTCGCCCTTGTAGTATCCGCTACCAAAGGCTGACAGCATTGCCAAGACAAAGCCGAGGATCACCCAAGGGTTGAAGATACTCATCCTTCAGCCTTGCCACGCACATACGCTTGTGCCGCCATGAAAGCCACCACAATCGTACCCATGGCGGCGCAGTAGGTGGTCGCCAGACCGTTCAATGCGCTTACCTTTTCCAGAGTCACAAACTCTGATGCCATGAAAGCAATGATGAAAGGAGGCGCAACTAAAGCAGCCCACGCCATGATGCGTTGCTGGTCGGCCATCTTGTCCATGTTCTCAATGGTGATCATGCGCTCTGATCGGGACAGTTCAGCATCAGTGACAACGCCGTCACCGTCTGAATCAAATTGGTTGTAGGTCGAATCTTTTTCAAGCTGCTTAATCATCATTCTTTCCTTTCCTTTGTTGCTGCTCCACTTGCCGTCTTAATCGTTCAACCTTAACAATCTCTTGCTTGACTTCATTCTTTGTTTCCAAGATGTCCAAATACAGCATTGCGCCCAAGGGAAGTAAGAGAGCTATCAACACACAGCAGGCTATCCAAGCAATCATCTCTTCCCCCAATGACTTACGAACAACAACCACATCCATAGGTAAAGGAGGAATATAGAAGTCGCTACCACTGCTGCGAGCTTTGCTTGTAGGTTTCTTTCCTCCTCTTTGCGTAGCCACTGCTCTTCCCTCTTTTTGGCCTCCTGCTTGAGTCTAGCTTTTTCCTGTTCCTCTGAGATGACTTCGCGCATTTCGTAGGTCTGCGAATACAGATCGGCAAGGCCAGGCGTTTGGTACACCATTATTTCCCGAATTGTTGTTGAGAGCTGCTCCATCTGCTGGCGGCACATGACACGATTCATGGCGCTTTCCATCATCTGAGCGTTGCTGACACTTGGATCGTAGACCTTTGCTTTCTCCTCCTCATCGCGCAGATATGCAGCTAACTGATCCTGCAAGCTCCAGAATTTAGAAAGCTGCTTGACGATATCGGCCATTGCCTGAGTTTCGTCATAGGCAACAAATTTTTCTTTTTTCTTTTTTGCCACAGGCTTTGTGCTTGCGGCTGGCTTTGCACCAAACAGCTTTTGCCACCAAGACCTAACAGCTTTTGCATCTCCAACAATTTCCTCGACTGTGCTTTTGACTTCAAGGAAATTGGTTTTGCTTTCTCGGTACATTGAGCAAAGCTCAGTGATTCCCGCCAAACAAGCGTTTGCTGCAAAGAGGATGCTAATCGGATCAATTTCACCCGCCTATGAGTTTGTTGACCATTGTGCCAACAAAGCCTGGCCCTAATAGAACCGCACCAATCACAATGTAGAGCAGATACTCAATGCGAGTCATGCGCTTGTCGCCTTCGACAAAAGCCTTTTCTATCGCGGCGTATCGTTCAGCGCAAACGGCCTCATGCACAGCAAATTCCTTTTCAACGCTGTCCATCACTATGCCTCAGTAGGCGCTGGTGTTGCTGCCGCATCTGCAAGTGCCTTAGCTTCAGCCGCTGCTTGCTGTGCCGCTACTGCCGCATCATGCACTGCTTGTTCTTCAGCGGTGTACTCAACGATTGAGGTCACGCCTGTTTCTACATTTACTACGATTCTGTGTGTCATGGTTTAGCCTTCATAAAGAATGTTGATTGAGCCAGCGTCAAAGGTGTCTGTGCCGCCTGATGTGGTTAAGCGAACACGATCTAGAG